ACTACTATTATATATATTTGATACATAACACCGAAAAAAAATGATTTAAACATTTAAAGTTATTTTATAGTAATTCGTATGCCTCTCACTAATGCTGAAAGACAAGCAAGATTCAGACAAAAGAAAATAGATGAATTAGGTATTGATAAATACAATGAAACACAAAGACAAAGATATCACGATTATTATTATAAAGATAAACCTGTTATTATTAAACCTGCTGAACCTGAAATCCCTGAAATCGTTAATCTTAAACCTCTCGGGAAAAAGGTTAAAACTGTCAATAAAAGTGAATTGACTGATATCACTATTAAAAATTATACTAATACAATTAAAAAACTTTATAAACATTACACTAATACTGACTTACCTGACGATTGTGATATTATCAAATGTCTTAATTCTGAACCTTATAAAACTAAAAATATTAAAACTGATTTCGCATTTCTTCTTGATAATACTACTCTCGAAGATGTCATCATTACATTTAATAAAAATCTTAAAAATATCTATTGTGTTTTCACACGAGTTCAAGGTTTCGCTACTGTTGTCAAAAAACTCTATCCTTATATTATCAAAGAAAGAGAAGAATATGAAGCTAAACGAGGACAAAGACAAATCCCTACCGATGTCGTCTCCGCTATTTCATTTAAAAAAGAAGATGTTATCGATAATGTTAATAAAGCTCAACTAGATGATAATATTAAACTTATCGCATACTTATATCTACTTATACCTACTCGACGCATTAATGATTATCGTCTCACTAAAATTTCTAAAACTATTCCTGATGATACCTTTGATAATTCATTTAATTATTATTTCGATAACAAAATTTATATTTTCAATACTAAAAACAAAAAAGTTATGACTATCGACTTACCACCTGAAATTACCTCTTTAATTAATCTTGATGATGAATTTATGCTTGGTAAATTATATGTTGAATGTAATCTCACTAATCTCTTCAAACGTATTATGATGAAGATTTATAAACTTCAAATTAATATTACCCTTATGCGTATCCTTTATGCTACCCATTTGAGAAACTCTAAATTATCTGGTTATGATTGGAATAAACAAGCACAAATTATGGGACATAGTCTTAAAGAAAATATTATGTATTCTGCTAAGGAAAATTAATCTTTTTTCCTTTTTTTCTATTAGTTTTTAATAACTCATTTTGATTTAAAAAAATGATTTTTATATTTATATAGTATATACAAAATGTTTAAAAGAGTGCTTATAACTGATCCACATAATAAAGAAAGAACTTTTATTAAGAATGAAGAAGATTATCAAATTTATAAGGATTTGAAAAAAGGGTATTTTTATGAAATCCTTGGATTACCCGAATATCAAGTTAAACCTTATTTTGACGTTGATGGTCGTGAAAATTTTGATTATAAGATATTTGATGAAATTGAAAAAGACCTTAAAAAAATTATTGATGTCCCTATTTATTCCATGGGAAGAAAAGCAAGAGAAGAAGATGGTGTCATTAAACATTCAAGAAGATATTATATCAAAGCAAGAATTACTTTCTCTAATATCCCAATTGTTTTTAAAGAACTATTTGATAAATATAAAGGTATTCTTGATGATGGTGTTTATGATAAAAATAGAAAGATGATGCTTCCTTTAACTAATATGAAACTTAAACTAAAAGTCCCTCAATTAAAATTAATTAAAGGAAGCATATTTGATAATTGTGCTTCATGGATTGAAGAAGATTATGAAGATTTAGATTTAAAAGTCCCAAGTGAAATTGCTAATAAAATTGATAAATGGAATAAAGAAATGGATATTAAAGATGATGATGATGAAAATGATGATAATAAATATAAAAAACTTCAAAAACTTATTAAGAAATTCAAAACTGAAAGAAGTCATGAATATACTTCTTGGATTTCTATGTGTTGGTGTCTTAAAAATATTTCTAAAAAAGAAGGTATTTGTGATGAAAAAGCAAAACGACTTATACATCAATTCTCAGAATTATCTTCTAAATATGATGAAGATGATATTGATAAATGGTTAGAAGAGGATTTTATTAGAGATTTAAATAATACTCGTCAAACTGGGTATGCTTGGAATTATTTATATAATTGTATTAAACAAGATGATCCTGATTATTATTTTAAATTAACTCAATCCTATTTTAATGTTAAAAATGAATTTGAGAAAAATCATTGTAAGATTACTTTTCCTCCTTCTATGATAACAATTAATAATAGTGAAGTAATTATTCAACCAATACAATTAGCAAGACAATCATTTAGACATATTCAAGCATCAATTAAAGTTGATGATAAAAAATATAAAAATATTAAATTTATTGAAAAATGGTTAGATGATCCTCAAATACGTATTTATAATAAAATTGTTTTCAAACCTCCTCCTTATCAAATTGAAGAAAATGTATTTAATACTTGGATTGATTTTAAAATATCTAATCAACCATTAATTAAAACTGAAAGAGATTATTATCAAGAATGGTATGACTTTGGATTAAATCTAATTGGTAATAAATCTTATCTTGATGTAATTGTAGCAAGATACGCACAAAGATTTCAAAAACCAGCAAAAAGAACTAATATTTGCGTTATTTATTATGGTGAAGAACGTATTGGAAAAAATAGATTTCTCGCACCTATTCAAAAAATTATGGGAGATTATTACAAAGAATTAGATGATGCTTCTAAATTATATGATAAACATTCTATGTATGAGGTTCAAAAATTATTATTATGTGTTAATGAAGCACAAGGTATTCATAATTTCACAAATGCTGATATTTTAAAAGCACGAATTACAGAAAATACTTTATCTGTTAATCCAAAAGGTATCCAATCATACGAAATTGATAATTTCTGTGATTATGATATGACTACTAATAACATTAATGTAATTAAACTTACTGATAGTAGTTTTAAAAGGTTCTTTCAAGTTGAATGTAGTAAATATTATCTTGATAATGCTGAATTCTTTAATGATTATATTGCTAATATTGAAGAAAATCCTATTGCTATTAGACAAATATACGAAGGTCTTATGAACTTTGATATTAAATCTGTTATTCCAAGTGGTAATTTTCAAATTGATAAACCTATTACTAATATTGAAATTGAAGTTAAAGAAAATAATAAGGATATTATGGTCTTATTCTTGGAAGATTATTCAAGAAATTATATGAAAACTAAATGGGGAAGTTATACTATTCAAAAATATTCTAATCAAGCATTCTTTGATATTTGGACTGAATGGTTAGAAAAATCTCGTATTTCAAATATGGAAGGTTTAACAAAACATAAATTTGGAATAAAACTTTCAAGATTTGCTAAATCTAATCTACCAATTGATACATTTATTAAAGATACAAGTAATGGTATTACTAAAATTGATACTGAAAAACTTATTAAACACTTTAAAATGGAAGATATTAAAGACGATGAAGAATAGTGGGATATTGAGTATGGGTTTCTTAAAAATATTCTTTTATATAATATATAATATTATTTTTTATTTTTAAAATCTTTTTATTATTTATCTCCCTAAACTCCCTAAACTCCCTAAATAATAAATAATAATAAGAAATAATATATAAATATTATAAAAATAAGCATAAATGCTCTATAAGGAGGTTTTAGGGAGTTATATTTTATATTATGGTATTTTAGGGAGATAATAATAAATTTAAAATAAAAAATGATTTAAGAGTTATTACTTAATAATAAGCAAGGATGTTTGATTTATACTTTTATGACTTAGTGAGAAAGTATATGGAAAGAAAAAAGGACAATCAAGATCTGGTAGATTATACTTTAAGAATGAGAGGAAGAGTACAAAAAAAAAGAATGAATGATGTATTATTTGAAGTTGAAACTCAAAAAATGGTAAAAAAAATGTATACGCAAACATATTTTGTTGATTATATGGATGAATTTTGCGACTATTTCAAAATAGGTTCCCCACAATATGGATTTGCTAAAAAAATTTAACCATGATAAATGCCAAGATTAGTACCATTTTTGTCATAATGACCGAGTTGTTTAACATTATCACTTCCTTTATAACTACCTAAACGAACTGCCTTACCAGTTTTGTAATCACCATATACTTCACCTAACTTTTCACCAAGATTGATAGCACCTCCAATGAAATCCATATTAATTCTAATATTAATATATATTATTTTTTAAAATATGCCGAGAGTAGATAGTAAGAGATGTCATTTAATAATAAATAAAATCGTTTGAACCAATTGGAATTGTCATATGTAATTAATTGGAAATGGATATATGAGATGGGAGCATCAAGTATATATTCTTGATACTCATTAATAAGGGATATATTAATTGATTTTATATTTTTGTTAGCAAGTTCAATTTCCCGATTAGTATCATTTGAAAAATTAATGGTAGAGAATAAGGGTATATCACGAGGCATCCAACATATGATATCACCTACTCCCGAATTGGCGGAATATAACTTGCTGAAATTATTTTGAACGTTTGTGTCAAAAACGAGGTCAGTAGTTAATATAATTTTAGAATAGGGTAGCATATTAACAAAAGATTCAGAATAATATTCATTAGGATATATGAGTTCATAAGATGCTTTGGTGAAACCGAAAAGTGATGCACAATTTAAGGGATAAAAGAAGAGATTACCAGCGACAATACCATTACTAACAACTAAATAATATTTATTGAGACTTTTGTTATAATTAAAGGCAATTGGTTTGCTAGTAGATGCCAAAATGGCATTAATAGTATCTCTTAAAAAAACAGGTGTATAACTACCATCAGGAATGGTAATAAAATAATCTACATTAAGATATTTGATTTTGAATTGATTATTTTTGTGATATGTTGAGACATTCAGCATTGAATTAATCATCGAGAAATCGATTAATTTAAATTTAACCTTATCATTACCCCTAACATCAAGATTAATATCAAGTGGAATAGTAAAATTATAATAGAACTCATGTGATTTTTTAAACTCACTAGAATAAAAAATATCCTGTGTTAATGTCATTCTTATTTATATGGAGAGATAGTATTATCGGGGATTAAGTCATCATCTTCAAAAAGAAGACCGATAATAAAATGTCCTGCCCCACTAGTTACATTAATACTGAAACCAGTGTCCCGAGATATAAAACTATCATTAACTTTGATAGTAATATTATTAATAAGTTGAGGAGTTAATGTTAAAGAACTGATATTATTAATAAGCATACCATTAGCACCTAGGTGGGAAACATATAACATTGGATACCCTTCTTTATCACTACACCAAGTACTATCAGCATCAACTTGAAGATTTTTAATTTTGATATACATTGGTTTAGCAGTATTTTCATTAGATGTAAATGAAATAACTTTGATATTGGTGCGATTAAATAATTGGAAAGGTGGAACATCAAATGAGAATTCATAAAATATACAAGCACCTGATGTAGCACCATTATTAACACTTGAAGTAGAATAAAAAGTATTTAACCAAATAATTCTTTTCTTTTTATATTGAAATGAAGGAAGAACTCCTTGACGATTAATACTATCATTTTTATCTTGGATATTATATGGAAGTGGATTATATACATATCTAGTATCAAATGACATATTTAACTTTCTAATATAATATTAGAATTATTTTCATCACTAGTAATTGCCAATTTAGCGGGAAAATACATTGGATTATTTTCTTTATCATATATGTAATGATTTTCAGGGGCATCGCATTCGACAACCTTTGTTTTAAGATTATATGAGTTTTTAACTGCTTCTAATTCTTCATTAGTAAAATCCATTGCCAGACCTTTAAGGGAACGAATGTACGCTATAATGGCGGTATGAATGATAAAGGGGTTTTCTTTTTCCACTTCTGAATGAATGATTTTTGCTTGTGCGTAAAGAGTATCATATTGTATTTTATCCTCATCGGTAAAACCATCGGGATAAGGGACTTCTTTTAAAATATTAGATTTAAACATTCTTAAAAAAACAATAGAAAATTATTTGACGAATAATTCTATATTCCAATTCTTATAAAAACGGATACCTTTTTTATCCATACTATTATTGATAATGGTAAGACAGTCATTTTTTTCATCAGTAGCATGTTCGTATAATTCGATAAAATCTTCGATGGAAACAAATCCCGAAATATCTTCAAAAACCTTATCAAGAATTTCCTTATAACTACTACTTTTAAAAACACAATATATATCAATATTTGTACGTATTACAGGAGGGATTTGCTTAAAAGATTGCGTGGTAAATATTAAATTGGTCTTTAAATGACGATGTTTAATTGTAAGATTAGATAAGACAGATTTTGCCTTTTTATTAAAAGCACCCATACCAATAAGGTCATCAAAAACAATCCAAGTGATAACTGGTTTGACATCTCCAAAACGCTCATTTGGCGACATAAAGTCATTATCTTCAAGTGATTGTAATTCTTCCGTTTCTAATTGTTCTAAATTTTTAATTCGTTTAAATTTATCATATATTTTTTTATAGTCTAAAAACTTATCATATGTCTCCCCTTTTTCTTTAATATCATCAAGTATTTCCAAAACCAATTCATCGGTATATTCAAGATGTATATCTTTTTCTTGGTCTAGTGAATTGAGGATTTTATAAACTTCATTAGCACCACTGCTTGCTGTGGGACAAACTAATATCACTCGCATATCATATTCGACACCATCTTCATCTTTAATTTTTGATTGTTCGTAATATTTTAATAATTGAGTTAATTTATAACTTTTGCCAGTACCTTTTGAACCAATATATAATTGGGTATTAAATAATAATGGAAGAGAAGTATTAGTAGATTGTGGTACTTTTTTCTTTTTAATGATGATAGGTTTATCATCTAAATTATCAACTATTTTTTCAATAATCATCTTATTAATAATTAGGAGAATAATTCATTATGTAAGCGTTGTTTATTACTTTCAATCAGTCTTTTTTTCATTTCATCACGGGAAACCTTCACTTCTTTTTTCATCTTTGGTATTTTAACAACTTCTTCGACGATTTCTTCATCAGTCTCACTTTCTTCAATTTCAATTGTGCGTTTGACTATTTTCTTTCTACGATTAGCAGGAACTCGAACAACCTCTTCAATAATCTCCGGTTCAACCTCTTTCTTATTAACTGGTAGTTCTTTAATCTCCTTTTTAGGTTTGGACGCCTTTTTGGCAAAAGGAACAGGTGGAGGTACTGGTGTAGGAACAACAGTTATTTTTTCAACTGCTTCCAATGCTTGTTGTTCTGCCAATTTGGCACGTGCTTTATCTGCTTTTGCTTTTCGTGCTTTTGCGAGTAGTTCTCCACGAGAGAGTTTTGGTTTTTCAACAGTTTCAGAATCCATCTATTCTATAAAATAATAATAGAAAAAAAATTAATAGAAATCAACCACCTTTAATGGATTTGCGGTTTTAACATCTGGAACATCACGAGTTGAATTATATATAAGTGTTTTTAAAATATTTAAATTTCGACCATCATAATATTCAGTATTGAGACGAGATTTAAAAGCAAATGGGTCAGCGAATTTTTGATTTCCAGTTCTCATATAATTACGACTTATATTTTCTAGTTGTTGAAATGCTGGTTCATTTTTATATGTATTAGCATGTGATGGTATTCGTGCCATTTTAGCGTCAATTTCAGATTTAAGATTACGATTTAATTCATTAAAAAAAGTCCCATTATTTGTTCGTACTTCCATTTCTAATTAAAGCAAAGATAAATGTTTAGATGACACTGATATTGCGTCCTGCTTGTACGTTAAGGATTTTAGAAAGACGAGCATAAAGAACAGGGGTACAAGTTTGTGAATTTGATGCTCCTGAGAAGTTAGCTTCCCAAGTGATAGTTAAAGTTGAACCAAGTGAATTGAGACCAGAAATCCAGAAATCTTTATTATCTTGAATAGTTAAGTCTTCAATATGGGCAAAATAATACTTACAGAAATGAACGAGAGAGAAGATACAAGCATTTAGACCATTGGTTCCAAGGTCAATATGATTATATCCAAGTGCTTTCATGGTTTCAATAAATATTTCTTTTGGTGTGATAAAACCATAATTTAGTGGGCGATTGTTAATTGAGATGCGACTTTCTTTGATTGCTTGTCCGTTGCGAAGGAAGTAATAAGAATTCATAAAACCATCACCAAGATTTTCAGTTCGAGTAGAACCAGTATTATTAACTTTTCCAATCGGATCAGCAACTATTTGTGCCATATTATAAACGGTTGAACCAGCATCATTAGAACCATAAACAATCATTGGTTTCCAAGTTGAATTTTGGTCTGTTTTAGTACAAGTACATATGATTTGGTCGAGTGAATTAGCGGATACATTCCAATTAACATTAATTCCAGCAGATTTAGTAGCAGAAGCAAAACGAGCATTTAGATAAGAATAAAAACCGATATTAAGACCAGATGAGGTGAGTTTAGATGCTTTAAGGGAATAATATTCATCACTAGCAAAAGAGATGACATCACAAGTAGCATAAATATTATCAAGAGTATATGAACCACCAGCAAGGGTTAAAGAAGTAGCGCCAATAGTAGCGGGGAGAACATATTGAGAGGCAAATTGAATTTGAAGGAAAACATCACCAAGGTCAGAAGTGTCAAGTACAGATGGAGAACAGGAACCAATGAAACCTAACCAATGAGTGATAGCACCATCAACTTTTGAGAGGGCAGTTTGAGCTGCTTTTAGATAACTATCACCAACGAGAACTACATCAGATGTTGAAGTAGGGTCAGCAGATGTAAATTTAAGACTTGGGTCAAACCATTCGCACACATTACGCTTTGATAATTGATCGAATGATGAACCTTCCAAATCCATAAGAATATTATAAAGGAAATTATAAGATGGAAGGATATCAATTGTTTGTCCGTTCACGATTAGTGATATACGCTCAATTAGCGAGGAGGAATAACGGGGATGAATAAAGACACCAGTAGTTCCAGATGTTGTGAATTGATAAAAGAAATTAAAAGTTCGTAGATCGACAAGGGAGGAATTAGGGAGTTTAATCGTTATGATGTCATTAGGAGCAATTCCAGTTGTGCGATCAGGTGTCATTTTAACTCCAATACGAGACATATTACCTACCAGTGATTTAATGCGGTAGGATAATGATGTAGGAAAAGAAGAGGTAATATCCGTCATTTATATCTAATATTATTATAAGATATTATTTCAGAAATGAAAGTGGAAGTGGATGATTTATATATTAATTGTGGTGATTTAATAAAAGAAGCAAATGACTTATATAAAGAAGTATTAAAAAAAGAAATAGAAAACAGTTATTTAGCATATTTTGAGAGTATGAATAATTATATTAATTCTTATACAACATACCGAGAGAAATTATTAAAGACCTATATAAAGGATTTGAAAGAAATAATTAATGAGGGAATTCAGGAATAATATAATCATTATTTGTAAAATCTCGCAACTGCTGGCGATATTGCTTAATTATTTCTAATTTATGAGCAGTAATTGGATAATCAATTAATACATATTTATCTGATTCTGCTAATAATTGATTTCTTTTCCATATTAAACTAACTCTTTTTAATTCTGGGTCTTCCCCGATTATTTCTTTTTCTTCCTCCATTTATTATTATCCTGATATTTTAATATTAAATTGACCGCCATAAACAGCATTATTAATCGTTATTTTAATAGCATTAGTACCACCACTGTCCCATACATCAGCAACATCAATTTGATTGTAGTTTCCATTTGTTGGATTACGCATATCGCAAATAGTTTGATAAAATCCGCCTCCTTGCCCTAAGAACATACGACCAAACCATACAGCATTTTGCCCTAAACAAGTAATAGCAATACATAAATATGAAACTGTGCTTATTCCGTCCCACCATCCATTTGTTACCCAATACCATCCACCACCGTTTGTTCCGTTTAAACTGGATTGATAATTTAAAGTAGTTCCATAATTAAAATAATTTCTTGAACGAGTTAAACCAGTAATAACTACATTTCCGTTATAATCAATATTCATTCGTGAATTAGCAAGAGACGCATTATAAGTAGTACTATTATCACCTGTATTATCTAAACAAAAATGTAATTTTGACCTACTCCAACTATTCTGCCCTTCCGCTATAATAGCACATTTTAAAGCAGAAGTAGAAGTATATGGTGTTCCTAAATATATAATAGCTTTATCTCCTTCACTTGATGATTTTATATTTAAATATGGTGTAGAAGCATTAATCATTACATTTCCATACATATCTGTATTTCCGTCATTTTTCATAATCATAATTGCTCCATATGATTGTGCTGCCGACTTCATAAAATAATGGGCATACGTATTAGCATCATTACCGCATGAATAATAACTAACACTATTAGAACCATAATAAGTTCTATAAACACCATCTTTTGATAAATTCCAAAGACCAGTAGCATATGTTATTTCATTTTCAAATCTTGCCTTACCACCCACATATAATTTAATACCTGCGACCGTAGTTGTTCCTATTCCAACATTTCCGTCTTTATCCATTATAAATGATGTGAATTGTCCGTTTGTATTCGCTCCTGCTAATTTTTGTTTAATTTGAAAAGTAGCACCGAAATCTCCTGTGTCAGTTGCTATTAATGAACAATTAGGAGCATTTGTTG